GAGATACTTTATCTAAGTTAATGATAGGTCCAGCCGGGTGATTAAGTTCACCTACTGCTCTTTGAGTCTGCACCTGTTCCTTATCATACTTAGAAACTGCTTGCTCCAAAATTGCTTTTGGATAAATTCTTCCGTTACGGTTTTTCTGTTCAGCTTGGGCAAAGACACCTTCAATGACGTAGTTCTTACTACCATCATCTTTAGCTTCAATGATATATGATACTTCTTCTGTATGTTCTGTAATCAGTTTCATTTAAAGTATCCGCCTCTTCCTGATCTTTTACCACCAATATTTTTAGTATCCATTCCAGTCATACCACTTTTATTCATCATCTGTACAAATTGCCGAGCATTCTTCATAGCTTCACGCTCGTTTTTTGCTGTGTCTACAGACTGGTTATCATACATGATATTGAATTTACCGTCTTTATCTTTTGTAACCATAACTTCACCCACATTGGACTGCAAGACTTTAACCATCTTCTGTCCTTTTGGGATAATGTTAAAACTAAATTCTTTAAACGTCTTCATCTTCTAATTCTGCTTCTTCTTCTTCAGTTGATAGTTCTACTTCATCTTCAACTTCTTTAGGATCAGCATCATCAGTAACATTGTTAAAAACTTGATTGGCAACTTTAATTTTCTCATCATCTAAACGAGTCGTAAGTCTAGCATTAAGCAAGTCAGAGAATTGCTTTTCTGCGTCAACAAAGTTCTTTGTAGTTACATTATTTAAAAAATCAACAATTTCAGTCATTTATTTTGCCTCAGTAAAATTTCGCAATAATATTTATAATAATTTAAATTTCAGGTTCTGGTTCTTCAATTTCACCAGATTTCTTTTCTTTATCAATCTGATCGTCCATTGTCTTAATGTCATCATCTGATAACATCAACACATTCTTTTGAGTCCATTCTTTAGAGTAGAAGGTGCCAACATATGGTTCCATCTCCCTCAACATATTCAAACGTTCTCTAAGAATTTCTGCATCTTTAAGTTCTGTAAAGTAGTTATCAGTAATATACTCTACATTGATATCATTCTTCCATTCATTCCAATCTTCTTCAGTAATAATACCCTTGAGAAGAAGTTGCTTTTTAAGAATGTTGTAGAACAAGTCTGCAAATCTTCTGCGCAGTCTATCAATAAACTTCTGAAATTTAAATTCATCTCTGGTAATCTCAGTAGTTCTACCAAGAATACCACCACCAGCTTGTTCTGGATCAAGACGGCCTACAGGAACATTAAGTGCTTTGTAAAGTTTCTTTTGGAAGTAAATAATATCATCAATCTCACCTAAGTTCTGACCACCGGGAAGTGTAGAAATCTCTGTACCTCTACCACCTTCACGTCTAGGAAGCCAAAAATCTTCCAGCATAGACATATGCTTAGACTCATTCTTAAGATCACCTGTATTAGCATCATATACCAGTTTGTTTCTATATCTGGTCATAATGTCTTTAAGGTACTGTTCTGCCTTATTTCTAGGCAAGTTACCTACATCAATGTAAAAGATACGTCTTTCAGGTGCACGGGAAAGTCTGTAAATAACCAGTGCATCTTCCATCATACGCAGCTGGTTAATAGGTTTCAGTGCTTTATGTAAGTAAGATACTACTTTTTTCTTAGTATGATCAAGAAGACCACTAGTAACATAGCTAATAGCATCAGGATAAATCTTTACTGTGCTACCACCTTTCATGTTATTAGTATATTGAGTTGCATTTGTATCAGAGTAGATAAAGTATTCATCTACCTTTTTAATAATGTCAACACCACTAGTTGGGTCTTTTTCTTTCTTGACTTCTTTTACTTTACGAATTTTTAAAGCATCAATAGGTCTTACTTCTTGGATACCATTCTGTGGACTCTTTGGGTCTACTACCAAGTGGTGGTAAATTCGACCGTCTACATAGTATCTGCGGAAAACATCATGGGCATAGTTCTTGAAGTCTAACATACTCAAGACGCCCTCAAATTCTTCTTTGATTTGTTTCTTAATAGAATCCGAAGTTTCTACTTCATCCAAGTTAAGTTCCACGATTTCATTTTCGCCGGAAATAACTTCATTCACAATATCCTCAATCGCAGCATCTACTTCAGGATGCATGGATACTGTGCGATATTTTCTAATTAATTCTTTATCGTCTTTTGCTTTTTCACCGCTAAGGTCAACAAAGGAACCATAGTGTGTTCCGGCGGCAGTAACATAACCTGCGCCATCATCATCTAATGGTGGTACAATAGACGGTAACTGTTCTTTTTTAGTTTCTTTTCTTGCTCTTGAGATTTCAAATCCAAAAAGCTTTACACTATTTTCTGACTCTGCCAAAACCTGTCTCCGAATATAATAATAGGGGAGAGTTTATTCCCTCCCCTATTTATAGACCACTTAAGAGGTAGTATTAGATTCCCAATACTGGACTTGGAAAGTCACAGAGAATTCCTCAATCGCTGCCGCTGGATCATAGGACAGGTCAATTGGATCAATATTGGTTGGGAAACAACCTCTAAAGTTGTATGTTTTGATTGTAGAACCATCTCTATCAAGTTGCTCTACTACTAAGTCAGCTTGATAGTCTACAGGGTTTGTAAGACCACTGTTGTCAGAGTGAGCATTGATACCGTTCATCCAACGTTCCATAGCGTTACGAACGTCAAAGTCAGTGTCGTTAATAATTGTTGGTGTCCATGTATCAAATGTTCTGTCACCAGCAATCTTCAGTTCACGACCACGGAATGGTACAATGATTTCAGACATGATAGAAGCGGGCAGTTGAGCTGCCCGACACATAAACGAGGTAAGTTCTACATTACCCCCTGCATAACCGGGAAAGTTGATCGTTGCCTTGAATAGATTAGGTCTAGCACCGCCACCTTTCAGTTTTGCTTTGAAGTCATCAACTCCAAGAATAGCCATCTTTTATATCTCCTTAGTTAAGCGGTTTAGAATGACAGACCAACTACTTCTTCAAAGTCTACACCAGTTCTAACTGCTACAAAATTCAGAGTGATGTAGTTGATAGAACGAGCAGGCTTAATGAAGATAGTAGCAATGAATTCATTGCGATCAATAATTTCAGGTGTGTTATTTGTTTCGTCACAAATAACTCTGAAGTCAGTGATACCACGGCGACCCTTTACTTCTCTCAGGAAAGGTTCTACAATGTTTACAAATTCTGCTCTGGTAAATTCATCGTTGAATTCAAACAGCACAGAACGTGCAGCACGGGAGATTGCTCTTTCAAGAGTGAGGAAAAGTCTGCGAACGTTAATTCTGTCAAATGCAGAAGGTCTACGCAGCATTGTCTTATCACCAAACAGTGTAATACCACCACCTGGAATATTTGCGATTGGGTTCACGTTTGCTCTGTAGAGTCTGTCACGTTCTGCCTTTACAGGAGATTGTGCAATGTCTACAACACCAAAGTATTGACCCCTTCTCAGACCAGCAGGAGAGAACCAAGGAGCAGTATTGAAGTCAGACTGTGCCATCAGACCAGCAGTAGAAGATGCAGCTGGAATGTAAATGTATTCGTCGTTATATTTGTCAAATACTTTTAACCAGTTGTTATCAAGGAAAACATACGAACTGGATGGGAGTTTATCTGCAAACTCAATAGTATCAGTTACAGGAGTTACTGAATTAATTACAGCATGCTTTGGTGGAGATGCTACTACAATACAATCCTTACGAGTAAGAGCAGCAATAGACTGCAAATCAGTAATAATTGTATCTGCCTCTGTATCTTGTGCTGCATCAGTTCCAGAAGTTACTGCTGGGGCAATCAAGAAGTCTACCTGATATGCATCTACATCTTCAACTAAGTCAAATGCATTTGCATATGCAGAAGATCCCAAGGATTGAGCATTAGCACCATTTGCAAGTCTGATAGTTTTTACTACTTGCTTATCAGTTGTAAGAGCAAAATCAGTGCTTTCATCAGCATCTGTGCCAGCACCTGCTACTCTATAGTCAGAGTCAATGTTAGCAGCATCAGCAAGCCAAATGTAAGACGATTGATTGTTAATTACGTCTGCAACATAGTTTGTGGAACCATCTGCATTCTTTGCATTAGATGCAAGAGAAACAAATGGGAATGTTTCAAGAACAGAACCTTTAGTGCCTGTAAACTCACCACCTCTATCAATAACAGCTACATGCACTTCATCATTGGTTGCGGTTTTACCTGTTGCAAAAGGAGAAGTCCCTGGTGCAGAGTTAAATTCATTTTTCAGTCCCCAAGCATCAAAGGCGGAGTCAGCACCTGTATCAAATGGACAGAGTTGAATTTCAAGAGAGTTACCTAAACTTCCCGGATACTTTGCCAAGAAACCGTGGAAACCAGATGAGGAATCATCCAGAACAGTCCCTCTTCTATTGTCAAAGTCATCTTCATTAAGAATAGCAGGTTGATTAGAATCTCTGCTCTCTCCACTAACACCATTGTTAGCAAAACTAGAAACAGTGTCAACATGGTAAGCATTAAGTGCAGTAGAAGTTCCACTGTCTAAAGCACGAATTACTAAAAGTTGATCGGAATATCTTGAGAAATATGCGGCAGAA